CGTGCGGGGCAGGTGTGACGCGCAGGCAAGCGCATGCGGCACGGTAGGGTGCAGACATTGGGCGGTTCCTGTATCGGGTTGAGCCCGTCACCCCGCTGCTAAACAGGGTGACGGACGGCGCGGGGTTAGCAGACCGGAGATACAGGAACCCGGCAGGCCCGAAGGCCTCCCCGCGCCGCCCGCCATAAAGCGAACCGCGCTGCGCGCAAGCGTGCGCCGACTGCGGGCGATAAAAAAGCGCCGACATCAGCCGATGGGCGCGTGTGCGCCTGTATCCGTTCGGGCTGCTAAACCCGGTCACCGATTGGGCGGCGACGGCCGAAGCATCCCTCCGTGGGAGGCGAGGTGTCAACGCTTGTTCGGGTGGTGTCGTCATCATCAGGCAAGCCGTGTCCGTGCCGGCTGCACCCGGCCGCCGGCGAAGGAAAAAGAAAGGGGAAAGGGGTTAGGACGTTGCGGCTAGATCAGCCGGCACGCCGTCCGCATTGCTGGGTGATGCGAGCCGCGTCGTGGCCGGGTTCGTGCTGCATCCTGACCACCTGCAACACGTCGCTCGCCGTCAAGGCATACGCGTGCCCGGTGGTCGGATCGACCACCCGCACCACGTAGGAGGTGCTGCGGCTGATGTCGAAGTAGGCGGGAACGTGTTTGGCTTGCAGCTCGGCCAGGGCATGCATGGCGTAGTGCTGCGCGGCTCTTTCGGTGATGCCGGCGGTGACCATCAGGTGCGCGCAGCACCGTTTGATGAGCTGTTCGCTGTCCAGATGCTCGGCCTGGTGCGCGACGATGAAGCGCGTGGCGCTGTGGATCAGCATCCCCGTGTGGGTGTGGTCGTGCGCGTGAGAGAACGCCATAAGAACCCCTGCAGTCAGTTGAGCGCCATCGGTGCGTAGTGGGAACCTGCCGCACCGGAACACGGTGGCGCAGGGGTTGGGTCGGTGGTTGGCTGCGTCGCCGGTGCCACGACGATGTCGTTGGCGCGGCGCGCCACGATAGGCAAGGACACTAGGGCATCCGGGATCAAGCTCGGCACCAGGGTGCGAACGATCCCCAGCTGCGCCACGCAGCGGTGACTGCAATCGACATTCATGCAGTCGAAGTAGATTTCACGCACCAGGGTGCTCAGTTGCCGGGAGGTGATCGTGCGCATGCGCGCGTGGCAGTGCGGGCAGGCGATGGTGTTGCGCGGGGCTGTCATATCCGTTTAGTCCTCATACACCGCTTCTACGCTTACCTAGCGTCAAGACCACCGAGGGCGGTCCTGCATTGATGGCGATGCGCCTGGCCTTCGAGATACACCTGAAGGACGTAGGCCGCGTCGGTCTGGTTCTCGGCGGCATCCAGCACCTTGCAGCGCGCCAGGTGTTCGGGATCGAGACCGATCGGAATGCGCTTTCGTTTTGTCGTGCCACGCGGCGCATACATCCGCGGGCGGTAACCAGGAGAGTTCTTCATGGCGATGGGGTACGATGCCGATCCGTTACACAATTCGAACGATATTGCACAAAATGTGAAAACGCAAGTAATTGCGGTCGGGGATTCCACATTTTGTGTCGGGGAGCGACTCATGGATGTCAACGACATCATCCAGCGCATGCGCCAGGTCTACGGGGCCAAGAACGATTCGGCGCTGGCCGCAGCCTTGAATCTGGCCGTCAGTGCACCGAGCAACTGGCGTCAGCGCAATAGCCCGCCGTTTGGGATTTGTGCGGGCATCGCCATGGAAAAAGGGGTTTCGCTCGATTGGCTGATTTTTGGGATCGGCGACATGTGGCTAGGGAGAAGGACGCAAGCACCACACGATCCCGCCCCCACAGAAACCCCGCGTGCCGGGAGCCCGGCCGCCGACCGTCTCTCGCAATTCGTGTATTGGTGGCACGTCAGCCGTTCACAGGATGAGATGATCTGGCTGGAGCAGCAGTTCAAACGGGCTATACCGGAGTACGGCGAATGGTTGACGACTTTGACACCTGTGACATCGAATTGAGCTCGCGGCGCGGCACCGATTGAGCTGCAAGGCCAGCGCCTTTTGATTATGGCTATCTGCCCCAGGCCTGCTCCCAGATAAGATTTTACGAAAGCTGTCGTGATCAGCCCATGCAGCTATGACGCAGCATCGGAAGGGCGTGTAAGAAAACGCCGACGTGAAAAAGAGAACCTGCCTACGAGCAGAGCATTCGCATTATCACGAAATCGTCACGAACTGCTGCGCACCCTATTTGGCGAAATTGCTGTGCACGAGCAACGCTCACGCATAAGCAGTACATGCAGGTTGTACGGGTGCATGTTCAGCACGTGCTCGTCTTAAAACAGGGGATATCCGACGGTGATGCGGCGCTTCGTGTCGACGCTTTGCGCGTGCGCCTTCGTTTCCATCTGAAGTTGGTGAGACCTCACGGCCTGCGCATTTATGCCGATCCGGCACGCCGCCTGTGCAGTCCGCGTAGTACGCCTATCAAGTTCTGTTTGTTTGGATAAACCACTGTAGTCGAGCGGTCCACTACTACCTCAGCCCATGGAGCGAGCTATGAATGGTTTTGTTTGGAAGCAGGTAAATACTTCTAGTACGTACCGCCCGCATAAATACAGCTTTTCAATCGCACGCCTGCTTGCGGCGCTAGCAGTTAGCTTGTGCCTCCAACCTGCGTTCGCAGACGGAGTCCCTCTCCGGCCCGGAGAAGTTTTTGTCACCACGTTCACAGGTGCGGGCTCTACCTGGGGTCATCACGTCAAGCACTTCAGCCCCAACGGCGTGTTGCTGGACAACTTCAACTTTGGCACCAATAACGCCTATTTTGGATCTCTGAGCGTAGATGCATCCAACAATCTCTACATTCCGACTGATGGCACATACGACGAGGCCATCCATACCATCAGTAACAGCGGTGTCATGGGCCTATTTGGCGGTGGATACGCCTTTCCCACGTCGGTGGCATTTGATAACAACGGCAATGTCTATGTCGGACAAAACCCTTCCTCGAACAACAGTCCGGGTGCGATTCTAAAGTTTGACGGCAACGGCAATCTTCTTACTAGTTATTCCATACCTGTCGACCCAAGTACGGGTGATGCGATCGACCACATGGCGTTAGCCAACGATCACTGCACGATGCGCTACACCACCGGGGGCGACAGCATTCACCAGTTCAACATCTGCACCAATACGCAATTATCCGATTTCGTGTCATCGCTCTCTGACCCTTTCGGCGGTACAGAGGTTTTATATGATGTTCGTCAGCTCCCCAACGACAATCTGCTGGTGGCTAGCTGGGATTACGTTTTTCTATTGAGTAGCTCGGGCGGTGTTCTTAATCAATATGAATTTAACGATGGTCCGTACTATGCATCACTCGGTTCCGTCTACCCCGATCCAGACAACCATACCCTTTGGATGGCCGATTCGAACAGCGGTAATGTTTTTCGCGTCAATATGCAAACCGGGGCCATCGTGTCGTCCTTCAGCGCGTATGACCCCGGGCACACTTCAACCACCGCGGAAAGCATCGGCTATTTGGCAGTTGTCCCGGGCAATCCAAACGGAAAGGAGCTTGGCAAGTCGTGCAACTGCATTGGCGATCCCATCAATTCCGCAACAGGGAACGAGTACAAGGATGACGAAGACATCTCGCTGGGCGCTTTAAGCTTCCATCGCTATTACAACAGCCAGACGTCTGTCGCCCCGGCGCACATGGGTACAAATTGGCGTCACACCTTCGATCGGAGCATTGAGTACGTACCAAGTATTGGGCTGACCGTCGCCACGGCATTTCGGCCGGACGGGCGAGAACTCAACTTTACGTTGACCTCAGGCCAGTGGGTTGCGGATCCCGATGTTGCCGATCGTCTTACCCCTCAGACAGATACTTCCGGCGCGCTCACAGGGTGGACGTATTTCGATTCCACTACGCGTTACCAGGAAAGTTACGATAAAAATGGAAATCTACTTTCCATCACCGACACGGACGGTTTGGTCACCACACTGGCGTATAGCACCAGCTCCACACCTAGTAGCGTTGCGCCTGCGGCGGGTTTGCTGCTTACGGTGACCGATCCTCGAGGCCGGGCGCTGAATTTCACCTACAACAGCAATGCAACGGTGGCCGCCATCTCGGAACCCGATGGAGGTTCGGTGACCTATGGCTACGACGGAAACAGGAATTTGACCTCTGTCACGTATCCAGACAAGTCATCACGCCAGTATGTGTACAACGAAAGCACACTGACCAGTGGTGCCAACCTTCCTGCTGCACTGACAGGCGACATTGACGAGACCAGCATCCGCTTCACTAGCATCAGCTACAACACTCAAGGCAAGGCTACGATGTCCATGCTGGCATCCAACATCGCAGAGACCCAGGTGGCTTACAACGCGGATGGTACATCTACGGTGACCTATCCGACCGGTTCGCAGTCAACACTGACCTTCAACCAGCAATTCGGCTCCTTCCAGCGCGCTACCGCGAGTGCACCGTGCGGCGTGCAATGCGATCAGCCGTATGCGTCGAGCACCTACGACGCTAATGGTTACCTCGCCTCGGCCACGGACTTCAATGGCAACGTTACTGTCACCACCTATGATACGAATGGTTTGCTCGATCAGCAGGTCGAGGCTTCCGGTACACGGAATCAACGAGCCACTAACTTCACTTGGAACACCACGCTACGTGTACCTTTGACACGTACTATCGTGGACGCGTCTGGCAACACTGTTGGTTCCACGCAATGGATCTACAATGGCATCGGACAGGTTTTGGCTCGTTGCGATATCGACCCAGGCAACAGCGCAGCCTCGAGATATGCGTGCAGCACCAGCGGTAGCGTGCCGAGCGGAGTACGTCGCTCCACCTATACCTACTGCACCGTCGTCGACACCACGCAGTGTCCTTTCGTCGGATTGACGCTGACTATCACTGGGCCACGAACCGACGTTACGCAAACGACCACGTATACCTATTACCTGACGAGTAGCGCGACGAACTGTGGCACGCCGGGCGCGGCCTGCTATCAAGTCGGTGACATTCACACTATTACCGATGCGGCGGGTCACGTTACGACCATCGCCTCCTATGACGCCGATGGCCGCGTCACGCGCACTACGGACGCGAATGGGATCAATACGGATATGTCCTATACGGCGCGCGGTTGGCTTGCGTCCAGCATAGTAGGGGGTGCTACTACGAGCTTCACTTATACGCCCTATGGGGCCGTGCAAACTGTCACGGATCCTGATGGGGTTGTCACGACGTATGGTTACGATGCAGCTCATCGCTTGGTGAAGATCACTGATGCACAGGGCAATTATGTGCAATACACACTGGATGCGGCGGGCAACAAAACGGCCGAAAAGACCTACGACAGCAGCGGGACGCTCCATAAAAGCTTGAGTCGCAATTTCAATACTCTTGGCCAGCTCACCAAGGTCATGGACGGCCTCAACCACACGACGTTCGACGCCAGCGCTAGCGGTAACTACGACGCCAACGGCAATCTCGTGCAGGACGCAGATGGCCTGGGCATTCTGCGCAAACAGAGCTATGACGCCTTGAATCGTCTAGTGCAAACTATCGACAACTACAACGGCAACGATGGTGCAACCAAGAACACGACCATTCAATACGGCTATGACAGCCTAGATCGGCTCACTCAAGTCACCGATCCTGGTAACCTCAACACTACTTACAGCTACGACGGGCTGAGCGATACAACCGGCCAGGTTAGTCCGGATACGGGAACCACCAGCCGCACCTTCGATGCCGCAGGCAATGTACTGACAAGTACCGACGCAAAGGGCATCACGGCTATCAATACGTACGATGTTCTGAATCGTCTAATCAGCACCAGCTACCCGGATGGCACCCAGAACGTTACCTATGCCTACGACGAAGCAAACAGCGTCACGGGCTGCAGCAGCAGCTATCCAGTCGGGCGACTGACGCGCATTATTGAGAACAGCGTAACCACGGTGTATTGCTACGATGCGCGTGGCAACGTCATTGAGAAGCAGCAAACCATCAATGGGACAACGGATACAACCGGCTATGCGGTTAGCGCTGCTGGGAGGGTAACCAGCATTGTGTATCCAAGTGGGACCCAAGTGAGTTACACCAGGGATGCCGATGGACGTATCCAGTCGGTGAGCGTGATACCCTCGGGTAGCACGACGGCCACCACGGTAGTAAGTAACGTTACCTATCAACCATTCGGTCCGGTCAGTGGCTACACCTTGGGTAACGGTCAGGCCGTTGCACGCGCCTACGATGCCAACTACCGCCTGACGGATATCACTAGCGCTGCGTTTTCGTTACATCTGGCTCGCGATATGATGGGCGACATCACGGCGATCGGCAACGCCAGCGGGGCTAATCCGGCCACCGAAACTTACAGCTATGATCCGCTATATCGCTTGACGGCGGTAACTGAGGCCGATGGCTCTACGCTCGAAAGCGTAACGTACAACCAGACGGGCGATCGTTTGACCAAAGCCGCATCTGACTTGGATACCGGCTCCTACACGTACGGCTCTGGCACTCACCAGCTGACGGCGATCGGAAATCAGGCACGGACTGTGGACGCCGATGGCAACACGACAGCGATTACGCAAGCAAGTGGCACCTACGGGTTTGGCTACAGTAGCCGCAATGTATTGACGGTTGCCCAATTCGCGGGGGCCACTGTTGGCACTTATACCTACAACGCGCTGCGCCAGCGGATTAGCAAAACTGGAAGCGGTACAGTGCGGTACGGCTACGATGAAGCCAAGCATTTGGTGGGCGAGTATGGTGCATCCACGCGTGATTATGTGTGGATGGGCGACATTCCAGTGGCGACCGTCGATGTCAGCGCCACAAGCAATCCCACAAGCACATCTTCTTGCACGTCTTTCTCGTCGTGTCCGATTCACGGTGGCCCAATCAAAGCGCCTTCGCCAGGCACGGGTACTTCAAGTTTGAGCGGAACCATGACGACCACTGTCAACTACGTTTACGCCGACGGGCTCGGCACGCCGCGTGCGGTAGCTAGCAGTACGGGTACAGTAATCTGGCAGTGGGCTTACCAAGGCAATCCATGGGGCGAGGTGGCACCCATGTCAGTAGGTGGCTATGTGCTCAATTTGCGTTTCCCCGGTCAGTACTACGACCAGGAAACAGGATTGATCTATAACGTGAATCGCTACTATGAAGCGCCCGCTGGGCGTTACCTTCAGAGCGATCCTGCAGGTCTGCAAGGGGGAATCAACACATATAACTATGTGAATGGGAGCCCGCTGGACTATGTCGATCCACTAGGGCTTCGTCCGCCGACGTCCGGAGAAATATCGATGCTCAATCAAGTATTCAATAACACCGTGGATTTCTCGAAAGTGAACATTGTATCGGGTGCTGGCTTGGATCCGCGTGCCTGGGCGCCTATAGCCACTGACAATGCTGTCACTCTTGAAAATACTATCCATTTTCCTTCGTCGGGCTACCAATCGGACTTCTCCAAGGCTAATTTGACTGACCAAGCTTGGCTGGCGCACGAGATGACTCATGTTTATCAGTACCAGAACAATCCCAACTACAGCTGGCGCAAGGCAGCTATGGAGGGAACAAGAAGTGACACATACAAATATAGCTTGAGCGAACACGGTTGCTTCAACGATTATCGATATGAACAACAGGCAGCGATAGTTGCGGATTATTATGCTGCCCTGCAGCGGCCATGGTCGCCAGCTCTTCCTGACTATGAATCTCTACTAAACCAGGTAGGTCTTGGCATGAATCGTGGTGCTCCGCCAATCTGGTTTATAGGAGATCGATAAATGAAAAGCGTCTTAATGTCACTTGCTCTTTTCCTACTTGCATTCAATCTCTGTGGAATGTCATCTAGATACACCATCAAAGTTGTACATGACGGTGCATCCTTGATCTCGTTTCACTTTGAAGGAAGTGGTGCGCCTAAGGCTGGTGGCGTGGAAGTTAATACCTTTCTTGTAGTAAAGCGTGATGACTCAGGGCACTGGGACTACAAAAATCCCATGTGGGCATTTGAGCTTTCTCCTGGTAATGCTAAGCCGCTATCCAATGTGACGTATGGCGAAGTACCTGTTGGATTCGCGGAGACAACGAAGGCAAAGCCGCTGGAGCGAGATGTTCATTACTTGGCGGTTGGTCTTACTCCGGGATCAGGAGGGTCTGTCGAGTTTACAGCTCAATAGCGATGGCCAAATGGCCACTGGGCTTAGTCATGTATCGGAGCTGGTGATGAGCGGTAGCCATAGCAGTGATGCAGATCTCATGGAACTTAAGTCGGAGTTGCTTGCTGCCGAAGAAGTCTTGGATACGGAATATTCCTTCGATCTTGCGGAACCACATTATGATCGTTGCTTGGAAATTATTGGCAGGCAAGCCATAAGCCGATCTGACATTGTTGCTCTTATCGGATCACTGTTTTCTTCAAAATCGATAAGTGATGAGCCCGTTGCCGTTCTAGTTCATAAATTGCGCTGGCCGGAATTTCGGGTTTGGGTGGAAAAGGAATTGCATAAGCTAGACCGACCGAGGGTCGATGGCAGGCCCCTGGAAAAGATCCTTGCGGCGTACGAAGACGACTGGGGAAACAGAGTTTTTTACAAAATGTTTTCCTAGCTGTTGCCTCGGTTCAGCGTTCAACTACTTCTAGTATTTGCGACATGGTGGACCTGTCTTGCATTGGGTTGTTGTTGGTGCTTCTGCATGGATAGAGCTCCACCATTCTTAGGAGTCTGATGAGTGCCCCCGGTCCCGGCATAAGTAGTCGAGAACAAGTCCTCGCTGGTCAGCTCACGGTGACTTCACCTTTTATCTCTGGGCGAGGAGGCAATTGACTATGGCTTCGCATAGCCGATTGTCAACAGCCGTTATTGCCATATGCTTGGTCTCGCTCACCGCGTGCTCTTTACCATTCGGCGGCAGTCCGAGAGATATTCGAGTGACGTCGGTGAGCGATGTGGACTACAAAGGCCAGACGCAAATCGACTTTGTGGATCATCCCCCACATCCGTCAAAAATCATTTCCCGTATCGATTTCACAACCAGCACGGACCTACTAGCGCTGTCTGCATCGAAGGACTACAACGTGACCTTCGCGGTTGGACCATGTACCAAAGCCGGAGTGCAGGACAGCATTCGACACTACGGTAAGATTTATTGGGGCAAGCTGCTGATCAATGACAGCACGAAAGCGCCCCCTGAATACGCGGCAGCGATGGCCAAAGGGCCTCCGTTTGCGTACCAAGCATACGTGGAAAGGTTGGCTGCGAATGCCGATCAGGGATCGCTCTGCTTCGCCCTTGCCGGAGGCAATATGTTGGGAGGTAAGTTGAAGTCGAACGTCGCGGTGATTCCCTTAGGGTTGACTCACGAGTGAATCAAACATGTTCTTCGTTAGGTGCCTATTGTTCGCGTTAATAACATCGCCGTGCATGTTCCCAGTTCTGGCTTCGGAAAGTCAGGGATATCAATTCGGAGAGCAGGGCTATGTGTTAACTCCGCAACAAGTGATAACGCTGACGAATGAAGCGCTGGATGGTTCCGGTCGTGCTGCGTTACGTCTCTCGAGATTTTATTCGAACGTGACGACAAATCTTGATGAGGCGTTGAGGTGGGCGATTATTGGCGCGGAAAATGGTGATGCTAACTGCCAGTACACGGCATATGCATTCCTTGATAGCAGGATTTTCTGCCGAGGACAGGAGGCGCGCTCAATTCTGGCTGCATAAGGCGGCAAGCCAGGGTTATCGGCCGGCAATAGAGCGCATCCGAAGCAGTAAGTGATAGAGCGATTGGGTTGCTGCTGTTGAAGTTCGAGCGCGCCGTACAATCCCAAAGCATCACAGAACGTGTTGTTGGTTGCTTAGCCGACGTTTGTACTGTCGGTGTCATTCCCATCGTCTACTGCTGTGTGGTCACTGATTGCTGCTCTATTTTCCAATTCAAGCGACGTGAGATAGCCACCGCTGCCGTCGAGCTTGTGCGTGGCCTTGGCGACAATCCATTGGTAGGCGGTGATAACATCCGGCCAGTCCACGAGCTTCACCGGCACCTCGGGAAAGATGTCCGGCCGACCGATGGCCAGATCCAGCGTGAACGTCGCTGCGCCACGCTTTACACGCGCCAGTTCGGTTTCGGCGGCACGGCTAGCGTCGGCTTCGGTGGGGAAATCTCCGCGCAGGATCTTTATGTGCCCGTGCTTGCCGGCAAGTGCTAGACGTCCGCGCGCACCGTTCATGTCATGCCAGCGAGCTTGCACACCTGTATAGGCGCTGCGGTCGATTTCCTGGAAATGATGGCGATCGCCGCTCGCGCGCCGGATTATCAGCGAAGGAATGTCCGTGCCGCCCGCTGTTTTCGCCTCGCCGATCGGCGCGAAAATTAGGTGCCCATGCTTGACCGTGGCCACCGCATCGAAGTGCTTGCCTATGCGGCGAAGCAGCGCCATGTCGCTTTCGGTTTGGTCGAGCTGCGCGATGGGCGCGCTCGCCAGCTTGCTGGATACGTGCGGCGTAAGCCCATGCTCGCCGGCGATCACGCTAACGATGTGGCCCACGGTGGTATCGCTCCAGCTGCGTTCCCTGCGTGTAGCCAAGGGTCCGGCCATACGCGCACTGCGTGCCCGCACCGTGATGGTATCGGGAGCACCGCGGTGCTCGACTTCATCCACGATATAGGAGCCCTGCAGGCACATGCCCGACGTGTCGAAACCCAACGACACTTCGATGCTGACGCCCTTGCGTGGCATCACGATGCGACCGGTGGTGTCTTCAAATTCCAGCTCCAACTGGTCGGCATGATCTTCGCGGCATGCCACCAACGTCATGCTGCTCAAGTGCGATTCCAGGCGGCGCGTGACGTCGGTACCGTCCACCACCACCTTGAATACCGGGCGCACGATCGCGCTGCGTTCACTGGCCATCACCGCGTTCCCGTAATGGCCGGCTCATCGGCGGGCAGGTTGTCCGACCGGCACAGCGTCAGCGCAAAATCCACCCGCCGCGGCGTGCCGTCGTCAAAGAGATAGCGCTGCGTGGTCTCCAGGCTCTGAATGAAATACACCCCGTACACGTAGCCTGCGCCATCGACCAGCACATACGCCTGGCCGCCACGTCCCATGGTTTCCAGTTGTGTGATGGAGGCGAGCGTGCCGGTGACGCCCGGCGCCACGGTGCCGCTCAGGGTGATGATCTCCTCGCCCGGGCCGAGGTACTGGTAGTTGTCGCGCTCGCCCACGCGCACCGCGGCGCCGTGCTTGAATTGCATCTGCCGGCGCAGTTCGTCGTAGGCGGCCGTTTGTAGGCCAAACGCAAACGGCCCAAACGCCATCAGGGTGTAACCGGCCATCTCAGCCCTCGTCCGCATACGCGGAGTTCGCCCGCGCCCGCTGTGCTCGTGCGTGATCGTTGAGCGCATCCTGCACGGCGCGCTTGACCTGCGAAGGCTCCGCGCCGCGCGCATCGATGTGCACCTGGTACGTGTTGCCCGCTGCAGTACGCGCGCCCATCGGATCGGTTGCCTGGATGGCACCCTGACCCGTGGCGCCGGGATGGCCGGGCGTGCGGCCGATGGCGTCGGCGACCTGGCGCGCC